ACAACAATATAGTTACCAGCGCCACGTCTTGTTCTAGCCGCGATTCTGTTAGCCGCTCTGTTGATCTCAATAGCCAATACAGCATGTCTGTCACCGACGTAAGTCTGTGTGCCAGTTACTGAACTGAAGTCTAGAGCTGTTCCAGACCCTGCAAGAGTTCTTAGTGAACCGATAATTTCTTGATCGATTTCAACTACGATTTCTTGTGCTAATGCCTGCATAATTTCTGCTTCGACGTCAACGCCGTGCATAGATTCTGCATCTTGAGCCGCCTCAAAAGTCCATCTTGCTGAAAGACGTCTAGTCTTCGCTTCAACAGTTTCTTTTAAGATTTGAATGCTCATTTTTCTACCTGGGTTTCCCTCAGCGGCCGCTGTTGCGTCCGGAGATCCTGCATAAGTAGAAGCAAGTTTGAAAGGACTTAAAGCCTCGTCACCTGCTGTTGCTCCACCACCAGTTTCAGAATATCTGACTCTTAGTGTATGGATTTGCCCTACTGGGCCAGTCATAGGCTGTACGCCTACTAGTTCGTTTGCGATCACGGAAGGCATAACCCTTCTGATCAAAGGTAACATAACCTTGTTTAATGTTGCTACTGAACCAGCACCTGTGGCACCTGCTGTCGCGGCCTCTGACAAATGTCTCTTTGTGTTTTCGAGGACTACGTCTAAAGAAGATTTTCTGTTTCCAGAAAGCCCTTCAAGCAAAGCGTCTTTAGTTGCTGACCAGTTGCTTTCAAATAAGTTCGCCATTTTTTAACTCCTAATTTATTTTGAAAGTCCGGCTAGTTTACGGATCATATCTATTTCTACTATATCATCCGCACTCTTGTCATCGGCTTCTGTAAGTACAGTTGCCTTATTACCAGTGTGTTCACTAGTAATGGATTCTGACAATGTTTTCTTTACTCTTGATGATTCACCATCTAGAACTGAAGGTAAGTACTTGTTAAAGGACTCTTCCAATTTAGATGTCTTCACACTTTCAAGTAAGTCTGACATAATTTCTTTCTTCTCTTTACCTAATGGTGCCATTAGACTGTTCAATGTTTCTTTACGATTCATTGTGTCTTCTGCTATTCTTAACTTAGATTCAACTATTTTAGTTGCGTCTTTCGATGCTTCTACTGTTGCTGTTGCTTCGTTAAGTTTAGTTTCCATTTGAGCAATTTCTTTTTGTATTTTCTTGATTTCTTTTGCTTCATTCAAGTGGCTCATGCCAAATTCATTTGCAAACGCTTCAAAAATTCTGCGACCGAAGTCATTTTCACGTGCTTTAGTAATATCATCACGGAATGATTTAACTTCATTAACAATTACGCCATTGACAATAGTTTCCACCTTGTCTGCGGCCTTCTTAATAAAATCTTTCTTCGCTTCAGCAAGTTGTTTTTTGCCTTCACGTACCATTTTGACTTTTTGTTCTACTAAAGATTTTTTATCTTCGTGGAACTCGGATAGTTCAGTTGCTAATTGCTCTGCTACAAAATTATCTAATTTTGTTACATGCTCACTAGTTCTTGATCTATCAGCTCTAAGTTCTTTAACTTCCTTTGCAACCATTTCAGTTACAAATTTATCTAAGACCTTAGAATGCTCACTAATTGCTTTGTGATACTTTACTCGATCACTTGCTAGGGCAGTTTTTTCTTCTGCAATTTGAGAAATTTCTGCTTCAACTTTTTCAGAGATGAAATTGTCAACTGCTTCTACAATCTGACTTTTGTCATGATCATATCGCTGTGCAAACTCTTCTCTAAGTTCCGCTGTAAGCTCTTCTCTTGCTTCTGAAATCTTACCGTCCCAGGCTTCTTGAAGGGCAGACTTAACATCTTCTGTTAATTCCGCGTTCTCAAGTAGTTCTGTAAAATTCACTGTCATAGTAGTCTCCTACTTATATTTTTAATTCGTTGATGAAACCAGTGATTGCTTTCATCAAGTGTTTTTCTGCACTTTTATCTACTGTTAATGCTTTGGCAGTATCATATAATGATGCTCCGCCTTGCATATTAAATAAACTCTCATATATAGTCTTTGGATAGGCATCAGGTGCACTTGGTTGTGCCACAATGTCCACTGTAACAATATCAAAGTCGCTTACTTTGCCACTTTCGTTGACATTTCCACTTCCTCTACTGCTTACACCAAGATTTGCTCCTGCAGTTAATAATGCTCTCGCAATATTACCCATCGGTGTGTCTATAATTTTAAGTTTGCCTAGACCATTTGCATTTTCACAATGCATGTCAGTAATAATATGACTAACACGGTCTAAATTTATCTGTAATTCTTCAGGGTGATCTAACTCACCCATCACAGTCTCGCCTTTTCCAAGACGTTCCCTTACACTTCCAACAGCCTTTTTAATTTCATCAATTGGATATATCCTACCATTCTGGTTCTTTACATCGCCTTGGATGAATAAACCTTTCATATATAGGTCCTTACCGTCTTTGGATTCCATTACCTGGACTCCTGACTGTTCGGGACTTAAATATTCATACAGTTTATTGGCCATTTTTTACTCCTACTTTAAATATCAGTAATTATACTGATTTTTGATCAACTTTAATATTGTCTGTAGGTGTGTGATCTTTTGTACTAGTATCGCTTTTGCCATCGCTACCGTCTTTTATGACTGGTGCTTTAACTGAATCGCCGACTTTAGTAGGTGCTGGCATTTTCATACCATCTTTAGAATCTTCGTTTCCGCCTTTTGGTGCCGCTACGTTATCTGAAAGTTTAGTTGCTTCTTCAACAACTTCATCTTCTTCAGCAATTTCTTCATCTAAATCATATTCAACTGATTCTAGATCAAGCTCATCGCCCATTTCCATATCTGCATCCATTTCTGCTTCTTCGCCGTCTTCCATATCACCTTCTTCGTCTGATAATAGTTTTTCGAATTCTGCTTTTAGTTCGTCAAGTTCATCTTCTAGATTGTCAACTTTATCTTCTAAGTCGCCTTCTTCGGATTCTTCTTCACTTTCTTCATCATCTGCTTCAAAAGTATCTGCGTCGATTTCTTCTTCGTTTGCTCTGATGTCGTCTTCGAAAGAGCTAGTTTGATCTATTTCTTCTTCAACTGCTTCTTCTTCAACTTCTGCAGTTTCTTCAACTGCTTCTTCTTCTGTTTCTACAGTTTCTTCAACTGCTTCTTCTTCAACTTCGTTATCTGCTGATGAATCTTCATCTAAAATATTTTCATATTCTGCTCTTGCTTTTGCAACAACATACTCATGTAACATTTCTTCTGCTTTTTCATTTTCTTCAGCAAGGAGAAGTTCAAGAATTTCTTCTAATTTATTTCTTGATTCTGACATTGTGGTCTCCATTTTGAAAATTTATATACAGGTCATAGATATAGTAATCCATG